TTGCTAATCTCAAAGAGCTTTGTCATTGGGTCACGATGATCCCAATCAAAGGCTCTGCTGGTTCGTTCATTTTGCACATATCCGCAGTCCAGACAGTTACCTCGAGCCATCTTGCATTCTTTTATCCATGCATCTGTCCAGTCGCGGCGGAATGCGTTTTGTCGTCTTACATATTTCTTCTTGTATCTGTCCTTGGCGTGTTTGTCTTTGCAAGTTTGAGAGCACACTTTTCTAGGTCTTCCTGATCCATTGTTTGTGCACGCCGCGCTACATACAACGCAATAGGTGATCCATGTGGCGTGTCCGGGCTTCACTTCTTGTCACTCCATGCCATTAGCGCGCCGCATAGCAGCGTCAAAGCCAATGCAAGCCACACTGTGCGACTCATAGTTTTATCCTGTCAATCAATACTCGACATTGTCCTGATGACAATGTCTCTACAACTACATCGTCTACGCCAAGCGTCTTGTGTATGAACTCAAGCAGCTGGAAGTCATCCCATGCTTTACCTCGAGCAAGCGACTTTAGGAAGGCGATCTGCTTCGGTGTAGCACCGCCGAATGTGTCCGGTGCAGGCGTGCTATTTACGCGGTTCACCTTTGCCATTTCGGTTGATGATGCGCGCTCTCCTGTATGTCCTAATGGGCCATTACTGATTGCGCGTCCAGTGGCAGATGTTTCACAGTTTTCTAGGAACGATGTTTTATTTACTGGGGAGTTTCCCATGACTTCTTCTGCCCATCCAGTCGCGATGATGCGTCCTTCGTTGTCAAAGGTTTCGCATCGGAAGATCACCGTAGAAGCGTCGTAGTGCATCATGGTCGTCACGACCTGTCCTTGTGGGTAGGCAGTCCAGAAGCGTTCTAGACGCTGTGCAACGGTCTCATAGAGCGATAGGTCAAAATGTGCCATTAGCGCGCCTTCCAGACGATCGCCATGTTGCCAGCAAGCGTTGGACGCTCAAGATCTGTGGCGTAGACAAACTTGTCTTTGACAAGCGAGCCCCGGGTGGGTCTGACAGTGTTGCCAGAGATGCCGAGTGCGCGCTCAATCTCTTCATCGGTGGCGCCGCCTGACTGCTTGAGGTACTCATAGACGCGCCTACGCTTCGAGCCCGATTTAGGCAAAGCGTTTAGAGCTGCACTTGCCGAGGTGGGTTTTGCGCTAGGTGAGATGATGACGGTGTTTCGGTCTATTGCACACTCTTCACGGTATGCGCCGAGTCCGCGTGTCGGTGCGAAAAGTTGTAGGTCGCTCATCGGATCGGCTTCACTTTCTTGCATGTCTTCAAGTCTGGGTGACTCCAAAGGATCTTGGTCGGGTTGGTGGCGTGCGGTGTTCCGTACATTTCTAGTCCGCATTTCTTACAAGTTATTTTGAGCATGATCGGATCACATTTATTGCCGCACGAATGACACTGGCATTAAATCGATTTTGTTCTCCGCCGATTGTCATGTGTGCATCGTAAATAATTGTAAGTTCGTCTAAAAGTATTTCGTGATTGTCAAAGCGATCTATCGGACGCGGCGGTGTCATAATTTCGTCTACGAACTCTTTGAATACTTTGTTGTATTTGTCGGAATAGTTTTCGGGATACATCTTTCTTGTCTCCTGTGTAATGCCAGTTTCGGGATAGGACTCTTCGGTCACTTCGGAAGGTTCCAAGGTTTCCAGTTAGAATTATGCCACACTGCGAGCGCGGCGGTGAGGTTTATTCGTGGATCAAATAGTTCGTCGCACACTGTCAAGATTCCTTTTGCTTGTAGCCATCCTTGAGGCCAGTATGCCGAAGGGGTGCACCAGAATCCGTTGATCTGCATATACCCATAAGAGCCGCCTGCGGTGTCTCGAGGATTGAATGCGTCTGGAGTGCAATTTGACTCACGCTTTAAGACGCGCATCAAGGTAGGTGTTTCGGTTGCAGGCCAGCCCACACTCAAAGCAAGGTTGAGAGCTTGCGAGCAAGCTGTAGCCGGCGTAGTGACGGGGGGTGTAACTACGACTGGCAGTGTGCCTAATGGGATCGTGGCATAGGCAGTCACGGGACTGACCCTAGACATGCCTTCAGGCGGCTTAGAAGCGTCCCAAAGGAGCACAAAAGGGCAAAGGCCTATAGTTACCCATGCAAAGATTTTTATTGTTAAATAGCTCATTTTTCAAAGTCCAATTCTGTAGGGACGCCCCAACTATCGCCTGCCAAAGTGCGGAAGGCGATCTGTGCGCGAATGATTTTGTGTGTGTCTTCGTGGCGAAAGATCTGGACAAGGATTTCTTGTCCGTTGTCTAAATTGCACCGACCTACTTCGTAGATAAAGACTTTCGTTTCGGTCATGTTTTTTACTCCTATCGTCGGTACTTCGACCATAGATGATCGGTGCGCGCTATTGGGGGATTTCGGCAAACACTCTCTGAAAGGCTTGCTTGACAAGGGTTGGAGAGTCTGCCATAGCCGGCGAAATTTCGTAGTGGAGCCAGTCGCCCGGTACGCCGTGAATAGTTTCTTTGGTGTATTTCTGCCACTTTTGGCGGTCGCATCTCCAGCCGCGTCCGAATGGCGCGATGTAATCAAGTACGCATTCAAGACCAAGCGCGTTCGCGTTACCGGTCACAATGTCTAGGAAGGCGACTGATCCTTTGCGACTGGCGTTCGGATGTTGCTCTGATTTGCGGTATGAAAGATCTACTGCGCGCCCTGTGGCATGCACACTCAACGATTCGGATCCCCTCATATTTCTTACGCCGTAGCTCCCATTATTCCAGAACGCGCCGTTGCCATATTTGATTGCTTGTCTGATCCATTCGTCCATTCCCTGCCGAGGTGCAGGTGCAGCTCCGTCCGAGTTGCCTGTGTACGGTCTCGAGTTAGGGATGTTAGGGAGTGCTGGGACTACTAGCATCGGCAGGCTTTCGTTTTAGGCCGTTAGCGGCGACAAGACCGGAGAGTGTGCCAGTCATAAACACTGTAAGCGTGGAAAGTAGATCTATGAATTGCGCGTCATTCGGTGACTGCTCAATAGGCTGCGTTACAAAAAGTAGACCGTAAACAAAGCCGATGACCGTGAGTGCAAAGGTAACTGCAATGGTGCAACCTACAAAGACAATCATGCGCGCGTGTAGGTGTTCTATTTCTGCTTTGTCCTTAGCCATTAGACACTCTTTCGCATTGTGTAATAGTTGAGCATCGTGTTAGCGCACTGTTTTTTACTTTTACAGGCGCGTTTGTGCGTGTTGTTTCGCAAGCGGTCAGGATAAGCGCAAACAATAAACTAAGGCTCAATAGGCGCAGGCGGTACGACACATTGACCGTTTTCTACATCCCAGCCGATAGCGCAAGGATTCGCAGCGGTGTATTCAATCCATTCGCCCGGCTGCTCTGCAATCCAAGCGGCATCCGCAGTAACCACATTAACGACGATGTCGTTTTCCACTTGTGCGTATGTTGCCATGATTCTCCTATGCGTACCATTCGATGTAGACATAACCTGTACCGCCAGCAGAACCGCTTGTGCCTGCTACGCCGCCAGCTCCGACCGTGACAGTAATTCCTACCGCAGGCGTTACGGTGCCGCCAGCGACAATGATTGCGCCGTTACCTGCGTTACCTGATGAGCTGAAGTTACCTGAAGCATCAGCGTTAGCGAAACCTGCGCCGTATCCGCTATTTGCTGCGCCAGCATAGGTGTATAAAATTGTTGCGTCGTTATGGTTTAATGCTGCGCCACCTGTGGCGGACACTGTGCCAGCCGCAAAAGCGACCGATGAAGTACCGCCTGCGCCAGCCGACAATTTACCGCCGCCGCCGCCAGCCCCAGTGATGTAGGCAATCGCATAAGTTACGCCAGTTGCAGGCGTGTAAGTTCCGCTCGCTGTAAAAACTGTTATATTTCTTGCCACTGATTTGCCGCCTGACGGAAAGAATATTGCTGCACTTGCGCTGGTAAAATAAAGTTCTCCTCCACCATATTGTGGCACAGCCAAACTGCCATTTGTGGTCACTGTGGCAGTACCAGCGGTCACTGTGCAAGTTCCCGCGCCTATGTTTTGGATGATAAGCGTGTCTCCAGCTGCAAAGAGCGAAGTATTAACCGTGATTGTCGTTGCGCCAACCGCGTTCATTGTGATTCGAGTGCCTTTATCGGCTGCTACTAGGACATAACTTGTCGTCTTTGTTGAGACGGACTGGTTGTAATCGTTTCCTTGCAATGCGTTCATCTGTGCCGCAGTAAGGACTTGTGCGGCGGTGAAAGTCTGAATAGCCATGTGTTTATCCTAGGACATTGTCTGTGTCAAGTGTGCCATAGGTGATGTCATCCAAAATGAGCTCATAAACGATTGTAGTTGGCGCGGTGTAGTAGGTGACTGCGTGCCCGGCTGACAAAGTAAGTCGGTGTTCCAGTCCTTCAATCGTGAGATCTTGCCCGAACTGGCTTGGGCCTGCCGAAGTTGTAATTGATTTTTGGATATTAATCAGGTCGCCTACATCAAGGAGCGCAAGGATGTCTTGATCTAAAGCAGGTGTTCCAATGAACTCTGTGCCTAGAAAGTTGAAGCGCGCTTCGGGATCTGGACTGATGAGATATTCGGCAAGTGTGAGAGCTGCGGCGTCATTGTGTAGAAGCGAGTCCGTGATGGACTGGGTTTGGACAAGATAAGCGGCTTGGCTGACTAGGTCTTCTGCGACCTGTGGAGATGCGGCTCCAGCGTGCTGAATGGATGCACGATTGACGACTGTGTCCGCTTGGAAAGAGATGTCAATAGCCGAGTAGCCGATGTTTGTGTTGTCATCGTGGAACTCGGCGACAGGGATTCCTAGCGTCGTTCCTAGACGCTTCTGGAAGGTGATTGTGCCTTCTCGATCCACAAAGATTCTGCCCTGTTCCGCTTCGTTGATTTTGTTGGCGTAAGCGGCGACTGATGTTCCGTTGGCGACTGTCCAAGCAGCTGCACCGCCAAGGGTCGCCACGCCTGTCTCAATGCTCCGTGTGCCTGTGTAGGCGACTTCTGGTAGATCTAGTAGGTTTCCGAATCGAGTGCTGGAGAGCTCTTCGGTGACATTCCATTCGGCAAGGAAGGTCTGTCCGAGCTGATAGGAGAAGTCCGCGCAATTTACGGTCACTGTGTCTAATCCGCCAAGCGTGAAGGTGTAGTCGTAGTTCACGATGTAGCCCACCCACAAATACTTTTTTACATTGAGCGAGTCATAACGCGAGAAGCGGACTTGTCGAAGCGGTGCAAGCCCCGGCTGATTGTTCGCTGGATCGTAATATGGCGAAGTCGTGTCAAAAGGGTTAAACACTCCGTCCGCGTAAGTGTCGTTTAATGTAAAACTCATCGTCCCATAAGCGAATTGGTCGCCTGTGTTTTGGCGTCCGCGTTTTGCTGTGAGTCCGATCGTGCCATCCATAACCGACGCATATTGGCTCACGCCATCCAGCACATATTCCGTATTGTTGAGTTCGCCTTTAAGATCGTCGTCCAGTGTGAAGGCGTCCCACATGTACCCGGTATCAATTTCTAGGTCATAGTTACCTGACCCAACTACCGCTACTCCTGCCATTAGGCGACCGCTATGTTTGCAGGGCCATTCTGCCTATTGAATGCTCGAATTGCGTTTACGACCGCTGTGCCGATCTCCGCGCTTGAGCCAAGACCGCCAGTGATATTGATCGTGTAGTTGCCCATCCCACTACCGCGTCCAGATAGTGGGATGACCGCTTCAGGGCCACGCTCACCGATCATTGCAAGCGTGGGCCCTGTCACGATTCCGCCGTCCGCCAGATAAGGAATGTCTGGGACGGAGAAGCCTTTGCCACCAATTGCAGGAACCCACGAAGGGATCTCAAAGGAGAGTTTCCCGACGGTGTTGTTCCATAGTTTGGCGATGCCGTTAAAAAGTGATTTGTAGATGTTAAAGATTGCGCTGAAGTAGGTAGTGAGTCCGTCAAAGACTGCTTTGCCGCCTGCGAGCATTGCGTCAAATACTGTGTCCACGATCTTTCGGACGGTCTCAAACTTAAAGTAAAGAGCCGCCAAGATTGCAATAAAGGCGACAATTGCCAAGATCACAAGCGTTACAGGGTTCGCCAGTAGCAGCGCGTTAAACACTGCGACCACGCCGTTTACGATCATTTGTGCGGCTGCATAAACTTTCATAGCTGCATTGAGAGCCAAGATTGTCAGTGCAATTCCACCGATTGCGCCGGCGACAATTAGGAAGACTTTTGTGTGTTCTTGTGCCCACGCGCCAAAGGCAAGCAAATATGGGAGCAGTGCTTCGACTACTGGGATCAGTGCTGCACCGATTGATTCTTTGGTTTCTGCCAGTGCGATTCCTAGACGCTTCATTCCGCCTTCGGCAGTGGCGGCAGCTGCGGCAGACGCGCCACCGAACGATCCGCCAAGGACATTCATTACATCTTCTAAAGATGCACCGTCTTTAATCATTGCTTTAATCTCTGGACTAAGCGCAGCAAGTCCTTTCATGTTTCCGCCGTAAGCCTTGGCAAGC